CACTTACTGGATGGGAAAACTAAACAAGAATGACTATCTAAATCAGCCCTGGGAAGTCGCGGCATATAGTCAAGAATCTATTCTAATGCACAAAGCACTTAACACTCTCGCAAAAAGGAAAAAATAATGGTTACTAAAAAAGCAGTAAAACAAGTAAGTTCAGATAAATTGGCATGGCGATTTGAGCCTCCAGCCAAACTCGTTGTTTATAGAGAAGTGGATGTCAAGTATGTTGGCGAAGAACCCACTTACCCTAGTCTAGAAGAACAGCAAGCTTGGTCTGATTCAGAATACAAAACACAGGTAATGCGTACACTTAATTGGTATGCTCATACACAAGACAAAAAGAAAAGCGCAGAGTGGCTTAACCAATTCCTTGCTCGCAACCCACGTCGCCAAAAAGTAGCAGATGCGGTTAAGCGTGGCGACATCTGGCCAGGTGCCACAGTTGGCTTTGCCCTTAGAGCAGGTCGTGTTGGCTTGGCTCTGCGTTTTGGCACACTACGCACTCTTGTTCGACAACTTAAACAAGCAGACGTTGGCATTGATACTAGTAATGTCATCGTAGAAGAAGTCAAAGACGACAAACCAAAGTTTAACATACAAGAACGCATGGCAGAAAAAACTTCTGAGTTCTTGGGAGAACTTGAAGGTCGCTTTGATGACTTTACACTAGACCTCAAAGGTGAGCCTAAGCTAGTCGAGTTAATGACACAAATGAACGTGCCAGCAGTACAAGTTAAAACTGTACAAGAGTTCATTAACAAAAAAATTGCAGAGTATGAGGACATCAATGCCAGCAAAGATCCGCAGGTATTAGAAGCATACAAGCATTTGGGCAAGCGTCAGATTACTGCCATGATCAAATGGTGGACACAGGCACTAACAGATGCTAACAGTTACAATGTGGTTAAGAAAGCCAGCAAGGCTCCACGTAAAAAGAAAGCAGTACTTCCAGAAAAGGTAGTAGCCAAGTTGAAGTTCCAAAAAGAGTTTAAAGAGCTGACTCTTAAAAGTGTGGAGCCAACTACAATTCTTACAGCACAAGAGCTTTGGGTTTACAATACGAAGACACGCAAGTTGGGTATCTACATCGCAGACCAATATGCAGGCGCATTGTCAGTTAAGAACAGTTCTATTCTAGGATTTGATGCCAACGCAAGTGTGCAAAAAACATTGCGTAAACCTAAAGAACAACTTAAAGAGTTTAGTGCAAATGGCAAGCCTGCGGCTAAGAAATGGTTCAAAGGAATTAAAAGCACAGAGATCAAACTTAACGGACGTATAAGTACTGATGTAATTTTGTTAAAGGTCTATAAATGAAATACTTACTTTTAATTTTAGCACTGACGTTAACTGCCTGTGGCGGCGCATCAAATACCCCACAGTCCAATCCTTTCCAAGAAGTGTTAGGCAAGCCCTTACCAGAGCAACCAACGGCTCCTGTACCAACAGATCCATTTGCTCCTGTCTTAAAGAAGCCCGGAGGTTAATATGAAATATATTACAGAATTATTTTTATCCCTAGTAACCTTTTTTTCTCCTGCGGTTTATGCCATTGACACTTATAACCATGTAAACAATCAATTGACTATTCCAGCAGTAGTGTTGGGAGATACAATTTATCGTGACGTAGTTATTACAGTCGGTCCCATACTAACAGTGGGTGGTTCTAATTTAGATTCTAAGTATCCTGCAAAACCCAGTGATACAATGGATTCTTATGACCCATATAAAAACCAACTTACAATTCCTAATGTAAGTGCTTATGGTTTTGTTTATTATGATGTTGTAATTAATGTCGGAACTGTATTATCAGTTAAGTCCAGCGAACCTAAAAATAAAGATATTGCTTGTACAGAACAGTCTTCATTTAATTCTTTAAATGCCAGTCCTATATATAACTTCACTGGACTGACTAGTAGTTGGAGTAATAAGTCAAGTATCCCTGGAGCAGACGCTAATGAGAATTTTACGATTGCATTTTCTAATTATTCTGCGATAGCAACAGAACGAAACGATAATGTTCTTAAGAGCACATTGGTATCTAATTTACATAGATGGGCTAATGCAGATGCATTTAAAGGTAGTCGACTATGCTGGTCAGCTACTACAAAAATGTGGGATCCTACTTGTACACAATGGATAGATCCCAATGGCAATGATCTAAGTGCTATCCAAGATAATAATTTTATCATGGAGATGGTAGAATCTCTGCGTAGATCTTATAGTTTGCTTTCAGATTGGTCTAAAATAAATGATCCAAGCAAACATTCAAAAATAATGGAATGGCTTACTTTTTGGGATGTCAATACTCCTAATCCAGATAATGTATTCTTTGGTCTAGGTATGGGAAGATACCATTGGGAAATACAACGTGTAAAAGAAACGTCCGGAACATCAGCAACGATACCTTTAGTTCAAAGATTAATGACAGGCATAATACCTTTAATTAACAATGATGGATCGATTGTCGAACGCACAACACGTGGTAATCGCGCTTTGTGGTATCACTATTCTAGTTTAAATGAAATTGTGACATCTATGTATCTTGCCAAAGAAGCAGGTGTAGCAATAGACCCAACATTGGAAGCTCGCTTACATAAAGCAGTTGAATTGTTCCTTAACACATTAGACGATCCTGAGTACATTGTTAAATGGGCAAGTGCGGGTTATAACAATGGCGGTGGCGGTACGGCCCAAAAATTTAATTTCACTACATGGTACGATGAACCATACGCAGGATCATGGATTTACTTGTATGCTAATTGGTATCCGTCAAACAATAATGCTACAAGATTAAAACAAAAAGTGCCGTTTACAACAGCAAAATCAGCAAGTCAAGATAGACAGTTTGGTGTCCCGCTGGGTTGCTTACTTTATTAAACTATAACTAACTAAATCTCCCGCTAAATATACATAACGGGAGATTTTTTATGAGTATTAAAGACGAAATTACCAAGGACATAGAACTTAGACTTGGCGGTGGAATGGTTGATGTAGAATTAGATTCTGCTCACTATGATTTGGCCATTAATCAGTCCTTACGTAAATATAGACAGCGTAGTAGCAGGGCAGTGGCAGAAAAATTCATTCCCATAGATATCAAAGCAGAACAACAAGAATATCAATTGCCGTTAAATGTACAACTGGTCAGAGAAGTCATGCTTCGCCAAACCGGTACAATGGGTGTTAGCCAAACGGGTGTAGATTTTGAACCGTTCAATGCTATGTACCTTAATAATATGATGTTACAAAATTCTAATAGTTTTTCAGGGCTATTGAATTATGAATTATATGCTGATCGTCGTGAATTAATGGCTCGTATGTTTGGTGGCTATGTAACGTTTACATTCAGTCAAAACGATAAAAAGATTATGTTGCATCGTAAGTTTAGAGCCGAAGATACAGTATTTGCTTGGGTCTGGGTTGAACGAGACGATGAAGATTTATTAATCGATCCATATTCAGGTCCATGGTTAAAGGACTACGCATTTGCTAAAGCCAAGTTTATGTTAGGCGAAGCCAGAGCTAAATTTGCTACTATCGCAGGCCCGCAAGGTGGCACAAGCTTAAATGGTGACGCATTAAAAAGCGAAGCAGCCGCAGACATAGAAAAACTTGAAGATGATTTGAAGAATTACGTAGACGGTGGCGGCTACGGAGGATTCATCATTGGATGATCTAGCAAAACTTCGAGTACTTGCAGGCGTGGATAAAAATGCGCCTAGTCCGGTTACTGGCGAGATTGGTACTAACAAAGGCGAGTATCAACGCAAACATAACATCCGTCCTGGTACTGACGAATGGTTCAAGTTATGGTTTTCCAGACCTAGTTTAACAGGCGAAAAACCCATTGACAAATAGAAAGTGTTGCTATATACTAGCAACATGAACATTTATCTTGACATGGATGACGTAGTTGCTGATTGGATGAAGGCAGCTCGTGAATATCTAAAAAAACCGACCTGGGATTGGTCACAAATTCTTCCAGACACTGAATGGCGCCGTCTTAAAGACAATCAAAGAATGTATCGCCATCTTCCACTTAAACCCGGAGCTCATGAACTAGTTGATTGGGTTACAAAATACTGTAGACGAACAGACTCTGGATTATTCTTTTTAAGCGCATTGCCTCATAATAATGATGTCCCTTGGGCAGTACAAGACAAAGTTTGGTGGGCACATGATCACTTTCCACACATTCCAGTATTCCTTGGACCATATAGTCATGACAAATGGGTAAGATGCGAACCCGGAGATATTTTAATTGACGATAGAACCAGTAACTGTGAAGAGTGGATTCGCGCAGGCGGCAGAGCTCATATATACAAGAATTGGGATGATTGTAAAATCTGGCTAGAGGAGACACTAAAATGATTATTGGTGTATGTGGTTTTATTGGCAGCGGCAAAGATACCATTGCCGACTATCTAGTAAATGTGCATGGCTTTCGTCGTGAAAGTTTTGCTAACACATTAAAAGATG